TAGTGCTGGAGAGTAGTGTAGACTGATGTTTACATTTGACATGTGTCATCCAAAATTCGGAGACTTTATGGCTAAACGTAGTAGATCGCGCTTTAAGCGTTCACGAAGATTACATACACTTTTTTACAAAAGTGAGTTGTGGTATCGTGGGCGCCTTTACTATACTACAGATTTCCGTGATAAGCGGAGATTTGCAGTTGGTTCGCGCATTACAGATACTTCCCATGGGAGAAAACGTCGTTACTACGACGGTGATCCTATGGAGTTGTATCGTGTCAGGTATGATAACCCTTACTTTTATGTAAAAGGTATCAAACACTGGTACTACGAGACTACTATTAAAGGTAGATCTGCTGACGATTGTTATCTTGGACCTAGCATGAGCAGGATTGCTCAGGCTTATTTCCTTAAAGATACACAATTGACTGCATTAGGGACTAAAGCTTGGAGCCGGTTTGCACCAGCTAAAAGCAAGTTAGACCTCATGCAATCGCTTGCTGAATTATCTGATATCAAGAAGTTGTATCAGCAAATTAAGCAATTACCACTTTCGGTAAAAAGCGTATCCGCAGGTATTAATAAGTCATCCGACACTTACCTTGGTTATCAATTTGGTGTTAAACCAATAATTAATGACCTGGAAGGTTTAGTGAGACGTCAAGATTTCGCTGAAAAGCGTCTAGCACATCTAATCCGTATGAGAGGTAAAACTCAATTACGAAAAGGATTGTTAGAACTAAAAACGTCTAATGTATCGGTCCGATCCGGTAAAATTCTCGGTGCACATTTCCCTGGACTAGTATCAGGAGCGTATTCCGCTCGTGATGATAGAACTGAAGAAATAGTGTATAGTCGCCGCGTTTGGTTCGCAGGCCGTTTTGGCTTTTACGTTCCAAAAGTAGTGACTCATGCTTGGAAATCTAAACAACATCGTCGTATGCAGTATGGGGTAAACCCTTCTGCACCCGCCCTTGTTAATCTAGCATTCCAACTATCGAGAATGAGTTGGATGACCGGCTGGTATTCATCATTGCCTGAGATTTTTCGAAATCTCGCGGCAACTAATGATGGTGTGTATGCAAAATATGCATACATCATGGTTGAAGAGAAACTTACTCTTTACCATACTACCACTATCCATTTTAATGGAAAGCCGGTCACGGTTAGGGGAAAGACAACGTACACGCGTAAGAAAAGAGTTGAAGCAACTCCTTTCGGGTTTGGTATATCCATACCTGACTTTACAGCGTGGCAACAGTCTATCGTAGCCGCCCTATTACTCAAGAAGTAACATTTGAGTAGGCCTCCTCCTCGTTGTGAAACGATGAAAACAATAATAGGAATTATCCTATGTTGTCCATTAAAGGAGTTCATATGAATGCACCACTATCGTGGTGGGAATACGCACTATCGTATATATCTGATTTTATCGATATTACAATAACGTGGTTACCATCTATTATAGCAACGCTATAATGTTCATTCGCATGGATAAACTACCTTCAAGGAGGAATTATGAAAAACCATGTAATGAATATATTCAGCTCATTGCTGAATATACACCAGTCCTACGGGAGTGTTCAAAAAGACATTGTCTATTTTGAACATCGTCTTAAAAAAGAAGGTCTACCGTTTTTGACGGTCGCTCTTCCAAAGTTAGGAGATTGGCTTGATAAAAGCCTCTCTAATCTTTGTCTCGGTCCGGGATCGCATTTAAAAATGCGTCCAGGGACAAATATTCCCCTATTTTTAGGTGGATTATTCTCGAGGATTTTTAAAGACTGTGGAGCGTTGCGAAAAGATCCAGACATTGAAGCAATACGTCTTCTTCGTCAGATTTTTAGAATGTATAAAAAGGTCGAGATACCATGCACTGACAGTGCTGTTATCAACACATTAAATACATTTGTCGCAACAGACAAAAGTTTAGGAAATCAAGATGAGGTTGATTTATCAATCTACATCACACATTTTGCTGATGTTTTCAGTAAAATTGAGTCTAAAATTTTGAATTTAGATTTGATACCTAAACATGGACCAGGGGCCACTAATACAAGAGGCGCGTATAACACGTACCTCGGCCAAAATGAGCGTTTTGAAATGCTCAATTGGAATAATGTATTAGAGGAGTATTTTCCTCAAGATCACTATGCATATGTTAATCATAATGCATGGTTGTCTTGTAAAGAGAATATTTCTGTTGTTGATTATACATCTCAATCTGTGAGGATTGTAGGTGTACCAAAAACAGCAAAAGGTCCTCGCCTAATTGGAATCGAGCCCACACATAATATGTGGATACAACAAGCCATAAAAGGCGAATTGTATAAACTCATTGAGGACTCTCCACATGTTGGAGGTCATATCAATTTCACTAATCAGTCAATTAACAATCGACTGGCTAGAGAAGGTTCCGTATCAGGTGAAACTGCGACTATCGATATGTCGCAAGCATCTGATCGCGTTGGTTTAAGGCTCGTCGAACGAACATTTCGAAATCATCCAACATTTGTTGGAGCGATTAAGTCATGTCGTACGCCGAATGCAGAAATTGAGATAGATGGGATTAATACTTCCATCCAGCTCAATATGTTTGCACCTTGTGGTAATGCTCTAACGTTTCCGTTAGAAGCTATTATCTTCAACGCGCTGGCCTTACATGCATTAACGCAAGTAAGACAGGTCCCTCCCACTCTATATAACCTTCGTATGTTACAGAAGGAAATATATATCTATGGAGATGATATAATTATCCCTATAGATGCCGTGGGCTATTTCGAAAAGGCAGCGTTATCGCTAAACATGGTTATGAATAACGATAAATCTTTCTGGAGTGGGAACTTCAGAGAGAGCTGCGGTGGGGACTACTATATGGGTCACAATGTGACACCAGTATACGTCC